ATTTGTTCAAAAAAATCATTTCGTTGCAATTACAGATTTTCTCAATGATGGCTGTTGATTGGTGTATATCGTGCGAAACAGTTGTTGATTTAGGCGAGACTCACATTTGCAAGCCTGATGAGCCATGCTCAGGGAGTAACCCTGTTGAAGGCATTGCTCATATAATTGATGGGTTCTCTGGCTTGATGGCTAACTGTCCTGTATGCAGTCTTTTGATCCCCCTTGATTTGTTGAAGGCTCATATTTATGACAGCCATTTTCTCATACGTTGTATTTGTTGTAGAAGCTCTTTGCTGGGGTTTGACTCATTTGACAGTTACTGCCGACATATTGCCGATTCTAATTGTGATGAGGTTGTTTCTTCCTACGTCCCAAACTCCCATTTAAATATTGACATCATTGCTAAAAGAAATAAGCAAATGAAATTATTAAAATACGTAAAAAAGGTGGCACAGACCTGGAAAAGTAAGTTGAAGAAATTAAAGCAATTGGAAGACTCAAAGCTTCCAATAACATCACCTGACTTGGTTAAAGTGCCGCGGCCTCTTCTAAATGTTAATATAGGCCTGAATCAGACAGACAATGAAATTTTTTTAGGAAAGTCTAATGTCTTCTCTTACCTGCAAATATGGTATCTTAGATCGAAGTATTTAAACGTATGGAAAAGGAAAACCTTGTTAACAAAATGCAGTCATTGCAATGAAAAAGTCTTTAGAGGGCACCTTATTCAGCATACTGATGATCATGACAGGAGAACTTATGAGCTTCATCAAGAATTCAATGAAGTTGTTTTGTATGAATCTGAACAGATCAATGTGCGATCCTGTAAGCTGTCAGGCCATGCCATATGCCCTCAAGACCCGCCCGGCTCATGTGCTTTGGATGCTTTGAAGAGCTTATTGTTTATAGAAAACTGCGATGCTTTGACAGCTTTAGGTCCTAGATATTGGTCTGGGTGGTACAACAGTTTGGATCTATCAATTTTACTAAATTATCTTGGTTACGGCCTCATTGTTGAGCAAGAGGGGAGGCTGATAGAAATTTCTAGTCCGGAGATTAAGGGGCAGATAATCCTAAAATTAGTAGGTAGGAATCATTGGTTGTCTGCTCGTTTTAAATGTAAGAGTATAAGGATCAGTGTATACTGTATGCTTGCTATCGTTAAATTGAGGAGATTGATGCTTTCACGTTGTTTAGGTAGATTTCAATCAGCTGCAAGGGTCTTTTTGAGTAAGTTGAAAACACCTCCTGTAGCGTCTTTTAGCACTAGCACAAATGAAAATCTGTCAGGAATAGCTTGTCCTACATGTGAACAAAGATTTGACTGGGCTGCGATAGATGAACATGTAGATAATTGCAAGAAGGTAACAATAGACTCTCCAGTGCCTGAAGAAGACAGTGCTGACGAGGACTCTACATCTGAAGGCAGTGAGTGCCCAGAGATCGAATATTCAGATAACATTGCAAATGATACCTGCTGTCAAGTGCCTGTAAGTTTGGACGGTAACTTCATGCAATTTGTTGATTACCTTGATTCTTTCAGGGGTAAGGCTCCAGATTACGATTGTTTATTCCATGCCATGTCCTACAGCTTATATGTACTCAGGTGCTTAGATATAGCCAATCACTTCCCAACAACAGCTGTGAAATTCTTAGAAAAGTATCTCCATTTTAGGCATGATGTCTTCGGGTATATTTTTGCAAATGAGATCATTGGTGTGAACTATTTGTTTGACAATGAGATACCTATCAATAGCATAGATAGCAATAGGACACCAGATTTGCACATTTTCAAAGATATGTGTTGTAATATATATGAATTTACTGTGGTTGGGAATAGGCTTAGAGCCAATTTTATGAAAGGTTTAGATAACCAATCTTCTAAATATAAACGTGAGATAGACATGCTGCAGGAGCAAAATTACACTGTCAATTATTATCCCATTGTTTACTCCACATCAGAAGATATTGACGCTCACTTGACTTTCTGGAAAGGGCAGGGTTTTGAAACTTCAGACAAAGCTAGGGATCTAATAAATAATTACTCACAACTCATTGATGATTCATTCAACTACTTGTTCTCACTATCTTTTGACCGCAATCTCGAAAGAAATTTTGCCCAGGCCGAAGAAGAAATTAGTCAATTGACCTATCTGGAAGACAATTGGAGATTTATTTATGTCAGCTCCAAAAGGCTTTCTCTATACAAGTTTATAAAAGACTGTAAAAGCATTGTGGATTCAACCGGATATTTTAAAGTACATAGCACAAAAAATGGGTGGATAAAGATAAGCAATTCAAATGAAACCGATCCGAAAGCAGTAACTGGACAATTTATACTAGATCTCAGCAAAGATGAAGGGCGTTTGTTCAACCATTTCAGAGACTTATTACATGGCCGAGAAGAATGTTTAATAAGAACTAGATCCTTACTCCAAGAAGTTTCGTTTAAAGTAAATCACGGACTGGCAATATCTATTGTGAGCGACGATTGCACTATGAGGCTGGCAAACAAAAGGAACCGCAATCTAATTTCGATGAATCAAAGTAAGCTAGTTGATGACAAAATCATGTCCACATCTTTGCAAGGTCTGAATCAACCTGTTGATGAAACAGTGGTATTGCAAGCTATTGACAAATATAAAATCAACTTAAATATGTTTTATAAGCCTAAGAACTCCACAGTGATCATATCCCCACGCAGGTCTTTTATAACACTCATAGACACTTCTGTTGTCAATGAAATATCATATGAAAGCGGTGTTTTGCTCTCTGCCATCAACATTCATGATGTCGATAGCAATTTAGTGAAATCCGTATATTCTAAGATTGCTAGATATAAGTTTATAAAACAAGAAATTGATGTCCCGGAAGCAGAGGGTTTAAAAAATGCTTACAAAGCATCTATGAGTGAATTTTACTCTGCTTTAATTAGTCAAGGATATAAAAAACAAAAAATATCATTGTTTATCAGGTCATCCGCTCAAAGGGCGAAATTGGAGGCCTTGAGATCATCGATGATAACAGCTCAGAGGAAATATCAATCTGCCGCAGTAGGTAGTTATAAAGGACTGAAACTTGATTATAGAGAAATTCAGATGTTCAAAGATGAAACAAACTGGGGCCCATTTAGAGGTTATAAGCTGTATAAAGGTAAAATCAATAATTTATGCGAGTTAATTGATTTTGCAAAGATGATTACTAAAGGCATAAAGTTAAGGTTTGAACTCCCTAGCAACGATTATGACTCAGATTTTATGAAAGCTCTCAAGCAAGATTGTTTGAATGAGTTGCATGACAATTTTAATGAAGTGTGCAATACTAATTTGTTTTCAATGTTGTGTTTTATATCTAGGCTTGCATATACGTTGTTAGGCTTGTCTAATCAAAATTACAATTCCAAGTTTATAAAGTTGGACAACCTCGGACTGACAGACGTCATGCTATTGGTCAAAGGAGGTAAGAAAATAACTTCCACAAGAAAAACAAAGATATTCAAATTGATAACACCGTCCAGCTCTTGGTCATCCAGTTGGAACCCAAGTATAAAACCTTCAGGCAGGATTTGTATTGATGAAACACCCTGGATGCAGCTAAATCAGTCTGTATTGGCGGATATGCTCAGCGCACCTTACAAATTTGTCAGCAATTATGCTGCTTTGAGAGAAAAATACAGCCCTGCAATTTGTTTTGAAATCTTGTCTTTACCTTGTTTTTTGCTTATGCATAATAGAAGGAAAACTGAGATTTTACTTCATAATATGAGATACTTATGTGTCAATCCTCTTGCAGACTTTTGTCAACTAGGGCCTATGTTGGCGGAATTTGCGGCACCAACTTATTCGGCTTTCGACCATGCAATATTAAGGGGGCTATCTACAAATTACATAAAATACTTCAAAACAATTAGAGCATGGTCTGAAGGTGAGAGTAACGACCCGGCCTATTTTTCAAATTGTCAAATACATCACCCATATGCAAATAGGACCCTCCAAAATATAGACGATTTAACTTATGTAATATACTCAACATATATGATGTCTAAAGGGGCTTTTGATCAAGGGATAGAACAAGTCAATAATATGAAAAGCATAATGGAGAACCACAAGACTTTCAGGGAAGAGGTTGATGCCAACATCAACCATCGGGTCAGTTTGGATGAAGATTTTGAGAGCTTAAAGAAATCAGATTTTGCTTATTCACCAGATGTTTGTTACAATGTTGGCAAGCTGTTGGCTGCAAAAATCACTCAAAAGCATGCTGCTGCAAAACTTAGGACTAGCTGGAATAGATTGCTGGATGAACCTATAGATACAATGGCAAACAATAGGGGTTTAAGAGATGAAGGGAAAACTTTCTTCGGCCACAAAGGTTATTATGTGGTTTACAAAAAGCTCGCAGAAAGAGACATGCCCTCGATTCTTGAAGCCTTGGATGAAGAAGATCCGATAAAGTGTCATAAAAAATTGAAAGAGCTGAACGACACTTACATCACTGAGCAGCAGCAGATGCCTTTGAGCAAGGCAATACTTCATGTAGTAGATAAAGTTCAAAGAGGTGGCCCCGTGAAATCTATGTTATGGACTATGTTACCAAGCTGTATCAGAGGCCAATAGAAAAGATGTTCAAGTTAATTTGTGAGCTTATAGACAATGAGTTGATCAGTGTTCCTAGTTCCAGAAGAGCTGGGATGATACATAAGAAATGTTTTGAGTACAGGTCAAACAAATACCATACTTACTACTTGACTTTAGACTGTCGTAAATGGGCTCCAAAATCTAATCCAGAAAAATATCTAAGTATGGTATTAGGGATGCAAGAAGTGCTCCCGGATGATTTTGTTAAATCTGTTTTCAATGTCTTTATTAAATGGAGAAGTAAAGAAGTTCACACACGATCGGAAGTTGTTACTAGGCTTTTAACAAATGAGGGCTACAAAAACTTCAGGAATGATTTCACCTTCAATGAAGAAACTGGCAGTGCTTTCTTTACAATGCCTTACAGCTTTGTTATGGGGATATTCAATATGTTAAGCAGCCTATTACATGCTGGAGGACAATTGTATGCTAAGTATTTAATTGAGACTCCTTATCTCACAAGGGGAGAGAATCTTAATTTTGATATGTTTGCCCATTCCGATGATAGTGGCGGCAGGTGCAGCATACCCTCTCAATTGGAAGGATATGCAGTTATGCAGAGCATCTTGGGTTCTTATGAGATGATAATGAAGAGTTTAAATCACCTTATGTCTACAAAAAAATGCTCTGTCGGTAGATCTTACTTTGAATTAGTCTCCATATTATACATGAATCATGAGTTACTGCCTTTACTACCCAAGTTCCTTTCTAACATATCAATGAATTTCACAGGCAAAGGGCTGAGCAGCGATATGAAACAAGTGATCTCAAAGTCAATAGAGCTGCAAATGAACGGTAGCACTGCCAGCCAAGCTTATAAGTGCCAAGTCATAATGTCAAACATGTTTAGAAACTTTTACAGAGTTATACACGACATGCAGCTTCCTGCATTAGGTGGGTTTGTGAATACTTGGCCAACTTTTTACTTAAGTCATGGATCGCAAGCTGATGATGTCAGAATTTGCAGATATAATTACAACCTTTACAAGAAAATAGCTTCATTTGCAACAGACTATTTAGACTATGAAATAACAGATGGCACTTTTAACTTGAAATATCAGCAAATCATCAGGTTTCCTGTAGCTTATAGGAGTTTTAAGAAAAAAATAACACTACCTATTTTCGAGGACTCTCAATGGTTTTTCGAACAAAATAAAACGAGGCATTCACGGTTGAATGTCTTATGGTTTAGAGCAAAATTAGAAAGTAGTGATTTTGCTGTGGCTTTGCTCAACATAAATGAAGTGAAGCGGGCTTTCGACTCTTTGTATATGGCATCAGGCAAGCACATTAGAGGTAAAGCTGGGTACTTGTATAGCATAGAAGATGTGATACTTGGCATTATGAGTGCAGAAGCTAAAGACAGTCCACTGGAGAGCAGTTTGAGGGTAATGTGTGCAGGTATGTTCAAATTCTTTGACTTCTTGGAAGGCCTTGATTCTCCCTATTTAAACAAGATCAACCCAATGTCTATCAAGCCTTGTTCTTTGCAACTTAACGACTTCATTGAAGCACCTATACAGGAATACAATAGTTTAGATCTTGCAATCCAACTTGTGAAGCCAGAATTATCGAAATACACATACAGCAATAAGCGGTTTGGATCAGAGCTTACAGTGATGGGTGATTATTTAAAAAACAGAGGAGTTCATTGGGACTTAATCACAGTCAAAAATTTCCTTGATTATATGCGGAAGTTGAATAATACTGTCATCAATTACTATTCTGCAGTGCAGTCAAGCGATAGGCAAGCATCGTCTTACAATGGTCTATTTAAATTGTTGCTCAATAATTTCCATAGTTCAAAAAAAACCTACGTCAAGTATGGGGGAATATTACGAAGAAGCTAACTTGAAATGGGAATTAGATGAGAAGATGGAATTTTTAGTGCTTGCACATCAATTCTATGTGATAGCTGCTAGAAGTAGAGATGACGGAATCTTGTCTATGTTTTTAAACAAAAAATTTGTCGGAGGCAAGTCCATTATGGTCAGCGGTTTCATAGACCATTTGCATAATTCCATAACAAACCCTGAGGTTTTACCTTTTTTAGAGATGATGCACAGTCTTGAGCCCAAGCCCTTGGCTCTTGCCCAAACAACACAATGGTGTTATTGGTCTGAGAGGCAAATCAGAGTCTCCACAGAGTGGATAGGTAGAGGGAAATTAATAATTTCTTTAGATGGAAATATATTTACCTTGTGTGTGCTAAACAGAGACATTGAGTCGATTGAACATCGCGTTGCGAGCAGTGTCGCATTGAGTAAGAATGCGCAAAATTATTTCTTAAATTGTTTGGAAGAATTCAATTTAAATATGTTTAAGTTAATCACACCGCAAGAAGGTGTGCTGTATTTCAGTATAGATAATGAAAACAATTTAGGGTTCTTCTCTGGTAATAATGCTAAATTGGGAGTACAATCAACTAAATATGACACGCAATTTGACATTTCTTATTACAATAACACTTTCAAACATAACTTTATGCAAGGTTATCATTATATAGAGTTGCAGCATATCAATAGGAAATTGTACACATATGACACATTTGTTATTAAAAGGAAATCCAAAGATTTATTTGATTGCATAGACTGGGATAGTACAAGTGATGAATCGAAGAACAATTTTATGAGAATCCTATTGTCGGGTGACTATGGCGAAATAGACTCTATGGAGTATGACAAACAAGACCTCATCTCAAATTTCTTATGTTCCGATTTATACAAATTATTCTACAAAGCTAGAGGGAGGGATAGTGATATAAGGCAAACAGTTTGGGAAGATATTTTAACTCAAATCAACTATAGTGAGGACATATTTCCTACATTGTACGAGAACTTGGGGCTTGATGAGATCGAGTCAGTTTTACCTAGGGGGAAAAAAGATAATCTAGCTCTATACCTTTATTATGAGACCGACAATAACGATCTAAGAATATTAAGGCAAAGGTTAGCAAGAACTACTGATGAGGATGAGAAAGTCATGATCTTGACGAACGTTATCCTATCTATCAAAGACAAAAGTGGTATAGCAAAATTACCTGAGATAGGGGATCCAGAGGAGTTCAGTAAATTCAAAAAAGATAATTTAGATAATTATTCCTGGATGTCAGTGCTAACAATATTGATATCTGCACTGTACAACGGGTATAAGATGCTAGATGATAAAAAGAAAATTGATATAGCAAAATTGACTGGCCGAGCGTTCACTAGGTTTGACAAGTTTGAGAATTTTTTCTTAATGGATATATGGAGGAAATCCGATAGATATTTACATGATTATGCAGCTTTAACTATTGAGCAAGGAGTTATGCACAGAATACTAGAATACATACACGGTGGGAAGTATGCGTTTGCTGAATTTGCCAGAACTTTCAGATCTAGTATCCTGTCAAATGTGCCAAGGCACCCTTATTACGAAAGTAATTGGCATACTCTAATAGCTAATATGTATAGGTTTTTTTACTGCCAAGTCTATCAAAAAACAGAACCTAAGCAGTTTTTCCCTGCATCAATATTAAGACATGCCAACTTTGACAGATTGGACCTTACTGAAAATATGGAATTAGCAATTGAAACTGGCAGCCATGCTCCTATAGTCCCTCCAGTGTTGAAAATATTAGTCAGTGTAAAGATAGAAGATGATTTTAGTCCTAGATTAATGGATTTGATACAGAATTCGCTAGCCACTTTATGCACAGATAAGAAAGCTGTGGAAATGGGCAGGTTAGGATTTATAGACTATATGGATGATGAAGAAATTGAAGTCAGTTATAAAGCAAAAAAACCTTCCAAAAAAATAAAAATATGTAGAACAATTGACACACTAGTGGGTTATACAAATTCAAAAGCCAGCAACAACAATTTTGCCACAGCGACTAAGATTATCATACCTTATATGAGGTGTGAAGTGTTAGATATAAACAGTCCAAATGGCAAAGAAAGGTTCTTCGTATATAACTACTCAACTAGAGGTGAGGGTTCAAACCCCATGCCCAAGAAGTATCAGCAGCTGCATAAAGATTACATCGACTATTATGGGATCAATGAATTCGTAATACCCGCAGTTACAGCAAGCCTAAAAAAAGAAATAAAGCTGGATTTAAACAATGAATATAAAATTGATAATCTGTCACAAACACTGCAGGTCACAAACCAAGACAGCTACACTGATGACCTTGCCATTAGATTGAAAAAGGAATTTGACATACCGGCTGAAAACACAGAGGTTGAGCAGATAGTTAAGTCAAATAAAACACCTGTTGCCAAATTCACTGCAATAAGAACAACTATCAAAAAGATCATCAAAGAGAATTCGCATGGAGATGGTAATGTCGCTTTGGATAAAATCATAGCAGACTTCTGCAATAATAATGATATAGGCAAGAGTGTCTTCGACAGAGGTGAGAAAATAAAAAACAATTTAAATGTCAGTTTCCGCAATCCAAACCCTGTATTATTAAAAACATCACAGTTTAAGACTGAATACAAGCAAGCAAATACTTTGTTGAATGATAGGTTCGGGAGTATTTTAACTGATGACATAATCCTGAGTCAGGCACAAAAAACCCATTTATTAGGAAGCTTCAAATTATTGAGGAGTAATTTCAAGGCCCATAATCAGCTAAATGAGTCCGCTGTGTGCTCCACTCTAATGGACGTTCTTTCAACTGTTAAAGAAGGCAGGCCTGACACTCAATCAACATGCTTTGAGGAAGAGGTAAAACAAATGATGAATGAACTTATGGAGAGGTTAAGCAGCCTCAGCCCGTGTGATGAAGATGAGCTTACTCCCCCTAGTTACTCGAACGTGCACTGGAAATTCAGGAACAGAAGAAGACAGCACATATGATAAAATAAATTGACTTGTTTTTTTG